ACTGGAGCTCAAGGTGCTATAGGATCCACTGGTGCAACAGGATCAACTGGAGCTCAAGGTGCTATAGGATCCACAGGCGCAACAGGATCCACAGGCGCAACAGGAGCTCAAGGTGCTATAGGATCCACTGGTGCAACTGGAGCTCAAGGTGCTATAGGATCCACTGGTGCAACTGGAGCTCAAGGTGCTATAGGATCCACAGGCGCAACAGGATCCACAGGCGCAACAGGAGCTCAAGGCGCAATGGGTACCGCCGGGACTAATGGATCAAACGGCGCTCAAGGTACGCAAGGTAGTGCAGGTCCCGGAGCCAATCAGGACCTAAATAACTACAATGATGTGAGTTTTAATTCGGTTACGGCTGGTAGCTTTAATTCAACATCATCTATTCGATATAAGAAAAATGTCGTTACACTTTCCAATGCAACAAATATTGTAAAAAGTCTCCGCGGTGTCCGATACGATTTAGTTGATAATTCTAAGAAAAATGAAATTGGTGTCATTGCCGAAGAAGCAGCACGGATGCTACCTGAAGTTGTCGCTTTGGATAATAACGGCCGACCGAACTCCGTCGATTACAGCCGTATTAGCGCAATACTAATCGAATCAATAAAAGATATTCTAATCCGACTTGAAAAACTTGAAAAGCGGGGTTAATCATGGGAAGCAATTATAAGGCAAATGGCACCGACCTAGATGATATTTTTATGGCGGGTAGCGGCGCCGGAGGTACGAATTACCAGGTAGGAGGTTCAGATTTAAATTCTCGTTATCAGGCAATAGGCTCGACCACAAAGGTGAGCGACGTAGGTTATAAAGTAAATGGAACCGATATTTCAAATTACTTTATGGCAAAACATAATTGTTATACCTATGAAGTCTATTACGGTCCCGGAGGTAATGCATCTGCAGATTGGACGACGTGCTACGGTGGTTCTGGTTATGATGTAAGCGATACCAATGATCCTGGTAATGCAGGAACCTATGCATTTACCACTTCGTGTGCATGGGAAGGAACGGTAAATACATATGATGGTTCTTATACCGCCAATCCATCAAGTTGCTCATGAAAACTTTACCATTAATTACACGGCAGACTCTCGGCGATGCTTTTATTGCGTCTCGTAAGGATGGTACTTCTAAAGGTACTCTTTTTCTCATTCGTGGTGACCAAACTACAATTTGCCATGGGTACCGAGTAGTAAAAGAGATTCTGATAGGCGATGTGTTCTGGTTGAGAAACCAACAAAATGAATTGATCGCTCTTCAGGAAGGTGATATAATACAGTATGACGACGGTACCACCAATTAAAACACAGGTCTCCAACCTATTTGGTGATTTGCATAAATTAATAAAGAACGAACAGGGTCAGACGATTATGGCGTCTGCAGAAATTGTTAAGGCTCGAATGAATACTTGTGCAGCCTGTGAATTCTATAATCAGAATAGATGCACTAAGTGCGGTTGTTTTATGGAAGCCAAGGCTCGATTTACGTCTTTAAAGTGCCCAATAGGTAAGTGGTAGAAACATATAAATAGATGATATGCCTGCACCATCATCTAGACAAGAATTAATTGACTATTGCCTCCGTTCGCTCGGCGCTCCTGTTCTGGAGATTAATGTTGATGACGATCAGGTAAATGACCGTATCGACGAGGCGTTCCAATTCTGGAACGAATATCATATGGACGCTACGCTCAAAACGTATCGTAAGGTTCAGGTGACCACCGAAATTGCGGCACAGAAATATGTCGACCTTCCGGATAGCTGCTTGTTTATTACAAGAGTGCTACCACTCAACAACAACTCATCCAATTCATCGGGTATGTGGTCGGCGCGTTACCAAATGCATTTAAATGACATTTATGATCTTCAGTATGCAGGAGCACTGGTGAATTATGTTGAGACCCGTCAGTTCCTTGAGATGCTGGATATGATTCTGAATGGTGTTCCTCCGATCCGGTTTAACCGCCATATGAATCGTTTGTTCATTGATATGGACTTCTCTTACACTATTGCCGTGGGAGATTGGATCATCATTGAGGCATATGAAACTCTTGAGAGAGATGGTTCTGGTGCGCACACCAAGGTGTACAATGATATGTTCCTCAAGAAATACGCCACGGCATTGATCAAGCGCCAATGGGGTCAGAATATGAGCAAGTTTGAAGGTATGCAACTTCCAGGCGGCGTCACGATGAATGGCATGAAGATTCTTGAAGATGCCAATGCAGAAATTCAAAAACTTGAGATTGACATGGAACTCAGATACGCAAAGCCAGTGGATTTTCTTGTTGGTTAACCTATGCCGCGTAATGTTTATTTTTCGCAGGGTGCGAAGTCTGAACAGAATCTTTATGAAGATTTAGTTACAGAAGCACTCAAAATCTATGGTCATGAGATGTACTACATTCCTCGTAGTATGGTCTCACGTGATATGATTTTAAATGAGGACGTTGAATCAAAATTCACAGAGGCATATGTCATTGAAATGTACCTTGAGAATGTGGATGGATTTGACGGAGATGGTACACTGTTCACAAAGTTTGGTCTTGAGATTCGCGACCAAGCAACCTTTGTAGTTTCAAAGCGTCAATGGGAAAAACTTATTGGTCTCTACAATAATGAGATTGTTTCGGGTCGGCCGAATGAAGGCGACCTTATCTTCTTCCCGCTCACTCGTTCGTTCTTTGTCATTAAGTTTGTTGAACACAAGTCTCCGTTCTACCAACTTTCCAAGGTTCCAGTCTACAAATTACAATGTGAGATGTTTGAATACTCCGACGAGGACTTCTCTACGGGTATCAAGGAGATTGATTCTATTCAAGAGAAATTTGCGACCGAGTATTTCTTTGCTATTGAGAATTCAAATGAAACTAACTTTGTCATTGGTGAAACTGTAAAACAAATTGTTTCTCCTGCAACTCAATCTACCGATGCGGTTGAAATCTTTGGTAAGGTACTACGTTTCAACCAAATAATTCCAGAGAATCCAAATAGTGAACTCCGTATCGGTCTCGGAGAGATTCGGATGAGCAACGGCAACTTTGGCAGGTTTGGTCTTGGACCTCTTGTCGGTCTTACCAGTGGCGCAGAATGGGACATTACAAAGGTATACGACCTTGATACCGCAAGTGAGAATCTTACATTTAACGGTAATGCCGAGGGAGCACAGAACTATGATTTTGAGAAACAAGGACTCGACATTATCGACTTTACCGAAAACAATCCATTCGGTGAGATTGGTTTCTCGGAGCCGCCTCTCATTCCGTCAAATTCATCTTACCGTGCAGATTCAACAGGAATCTACGCAGACTCTACAACACTAACAGCCGATACCCAATAACATGGCAAAGCAAACTATTTTAACAGGAACAGTCGCCAACGATAGAACGGGCGACACAATTCGTGCAGCCTTTACAAAGGCCAATGCCAATTTTACCGAACTGTATAACCTAGGCGCGGTGCAAGGAGTACAAGGTGCGCAAGGCACTCAGGGAATTCAAGGGCGTCAGGGTATCACTGGAGCTCAAGGTATCACTGGAGCTCAGGGAATTCAAGGTACCGCAGGATTCGTGGGATCTAACGGAGCTCAAGGTACACAAGGTGTACAAGGACTTCAAGGTACACAAGGTGCACAAGGTGTCCAGGGTATTACTGGTGCACAAGGAACACGTGCAACGGAAGATAGATTAATTAATGGCAGTTACGAAGTTATACTTAATGCTACGGGTGAACTCACATTTCCCGAAGGCGCTAATATAACTGATACGGCTACTACAATTGTAATTACACCACCCGGAGCAGCTGCCGGACAAAGTTTAGTAATTCGTCCTACATCATCGACATGGTCGGTCACTTCGAGTGGTCACATTGTATATGGTAGCCCAATTACAATCTCGGTCAATCAGCTTTCGCAAGGAAATTATTTTGGAACAGTCAATTATGAAATTACTGGTACCGGTGTAACCCAACAATCGTTGGGTCGGGCTCTCACTGGTAATGTGGTTTTTGACGGAACTACAGGACCTATTGCCGAAACGGTCACCTGGACCATACCCGCCAATAGTGACATTACCGAATTCACTTTTACTCTAACTACTGTTAATGGTACTCGTTCGACAGATTATCAAACTGAAAATGATCCGGCATTATACTATAATTTTGAATATAATGCAATGCCTACGGGAACCTTTGTTACCGTAACTAACAATGGTATTAATAGTTCGGAACACAGTCACGTACATTTAATCTCGGGCAATTCCGTAACAACCGATATCTATCTTGGTGACGATGACCAGTTTGTTAAGATCGAAAAGAACGGCGGCGATGTTGTCATTGGTACCAACACAAATACTAAAAATTGGAGATTTGACACTGATGGAGATTTAACATTACCTGCTGCCGGCGACATTTTAGACAGCACTGGTGAATCACAATTCATTAGCATATCCGGATTAAAAACATTGGTTGCAGATAGTACAGATTTTGCCGACTTTAAAACAAGAATTGCCGCTCTTTAATCTATGACAAGCGGACACTTTTATCATTCTCATATTCGTAGAGTTGTTTCGGTCTTCGGAACAATCTTCAATAACATCAATGTAATACGCAAAGACCAATCGGGTCACGTAGTGCATTCGGTGCGTGTTCCGCTTTCGTATGGTCCCAAAGCCAAGTTCCTTCAGCGTCTCGACGAACAGAAGGACCTTCAGGACAATAAGGTCGCAATGAAGCTACCGCGTATGTCGTTTGAGATTACAAACATTGTGTATGATGCGACAACAAAGATCAACCGCAATAATGTTGTAACCTCGATTGATGCGGGCGATACACTTACGAAGCATATCGTACGGACCTTTGCTCCGTACAGAATGAACTTCCAGCTCTCGATTATGGCAAAGAATCAGGACGATGCTCTTCAGATCCTTGAACAGATTCTGCCATATTTTCAGCCCGAATATACCGTTACAATCAAGGAGCTGGATTCGGTAAATCTTACGACCGACCTTCCGTTTGTGCTCACAACGGTAAACATGGAAGATACCTACGAAGGCGATTTTGTTCAACGCAGAGCAATTATCTATACTTTGGATTTTGAGACGCGCATCCGTTTCTATGGACCAGTTTCAAATAAGGCAATCATTAAGGTATCAGATGTGAACCTGCTTACAAATCAAAACGATAAGATCGATGTAAATATCAACACAATCTTAGGTTCCATTGAGGACACACCCGACGACTATACCATAGTTCAGACAATCACGGATTTTGGGTTTAACGAACCCAATCCTTAAGCACTCAATTTTATTATGAGCAAAAGCGAAGAACTGTTAAAGAACTTGGAACACCATTTACCGGCTGTTCCGGTGGCTCCTATTACTGCAGAAGTAAAACAGGATAGGGAGATTGAGGACGATTACAAATTTTCGCGCGAGACATATAAGGACCTCGTGGATAAGTCGAATAAGGCAATTGATGGTATGATGGAACTTGCGTTACAGTCGGAACATCCACGCGCATTCGAGGTACTCAGCAATATGCTCAAGAACACTTCCGACATGACGGATAAGCTCATGGCACTTCAGAAGCAGAAGAAGGAAGTCAAGAAGAAAGAAAAAGGCGAAGTTCCGACGGGTCCCACTGGTAGTGTGACAAACAACAATGTGTTTCTGGGTTCCGTTACAGATTTACAGAAACATTTAATGTCTCAAACTCTCGAAAAGAATGTCACAAATGCACCTTAAAAATGCTGAGATGGGGTACCTCGGTAACCCGATGGTCAAGCGTGATGGCGTTCAACAGCAATTCACGAATGAGGAAGTAAACGAGTACCTCAAGTGCATGAAGGACCCGATTTACTTTGCAAAGAAGTATGTGAAGGTAATTTCTCTGGATCGAGGCTTGGTTCCATTTAAACCTTATTCGTATCAGGAAAAAATGTTTAGCCATTTTACTGATAATAGATTTTCCATTGTTCTTGCGTGTCGCCAGTCGGGTAAGTCAATTAGCTCGGTCATCTACATTCTTTGGTACGCAGTATTCCAACCCGACAAGACAATCGCAGTCCTTGCCAATAAAGGTTCGACGGCGCGTGAAATGTTGGCACGTATTACTCTTGCGCTTGAAAACCTTCCATTCTTTCTACAACCGGGCTGTCGCGCCTTGAATAAGGGTTCAATCGAGTTTAGTAACAACTCGCGCATCATTGCCGCGGCAACCTCTGGATCTTCGATCCGCGGTCTTTCCATCAATCTATTGTTCCTGGATGAATTTGCCTTTGTTGAAAATGCAGCAACCTTTTATACCTCAACATACCCAGTAATTACATCGGGTACTACATCCAAGGTCATTATTACCTCTACGGCAAACGGTGTCGGGAATACATTCCACCGTCTTTGGGAGAGTGCGGTTCAAGGAGTCAGTGAGTACAAACCGTTTCGCGTGGACTGGTTCGACGTTCCGGGACGCGACGAGAAATGGAAAAATCAGACAATTGCCAACACATCGCCGCTGCAATTCGAGCAAGAGTATGGTAATTCCTTTCACGGAACAGGCTCAACGTTGATTAATGCCGAGAATCTTCTTGCATTAAAATCTGAGCCCGCAATCTATACTCAGAACAATGTAAAGGTCTATGAGAAACCTATCTCCGACCATCGTTACGTGATGACGGTAGACGTGGCAAAGGGAAGAGGACAGGACTTTTCTACCTTTACCATCTTCGATGTTTCGGTGCAGCCATTCTATACCGTGTGCACATTCAGAGACAATCTCATGTCACCGCTGTTGTTTCCGAATGTGATCTATAAGTATGCAAAGAACTATAACAATGCGTATGTCGTGGTCGAATCGAACGACCAGGGATCCGTGGTATGTAATGGTCTCTATTATGACCTAGAGTATGAGAATATGTTTGTGGAATCCATCGTGAAGCATGGAGCCATCGGTATTACCACCACAAAGAAAACAAAACGTATTGGTTGCAGTAACCTCAAGGATCTTATCGAACAAAAGAAACTAAAGGTCGTGGATCCAGACACCATTTCAGAGTTAAGCACCTTTGTTGAGGACGGTAGCTCATATGAAGCATCCGACGGCAACCATGATGATACCGTAATGACTCTCGTGCTGTTTGCGTGGTTTGTGGCAACCGATTTCTTTATCAACATGTCCGACATTAATCTGAAGCATATGCTCTATTCAGATAGACTCAAAAACATTGAGGACGAACTTGTTCCGGTCGGTTACTTTTCGGCAGTTGAAGATACAAAACCAAAATACACCGTCGAAGGTGGAGAGGTCTGGACTCAGTCGTATAATACCGGATTGTTCTAAATCCTTCTATTTATAAATAGATCATTGAACATCCGTATTATTACAACCTTATAACTCAAAATTTGACGAGGACAAACTAATGGCATTCCAAGTATCACCAGGAGTTCAGGTTCAAGAAATTGACCTAACAAACGTCGTACCAGCAGTATCCACCTCTATCGGTGGCTATGCAGGTGCTTTCAGCTGGGGACCAGTTGAGGAAATCCGTACAATCGGTTCTGAAAAAGAACTCGCATCTGTATTCGGCGTTCCTTATAAAACTGACACCGCAGTTTCACAATCATTTTTAACAGCAGCTTCATTCTTGAAGTATGCTACGGCACTCAAGGTCGTTCGCGCAGTTGAAACAACCGCAAAGAACGCAACATCTGGTAACCTCGGAGCTTCCGGCGTACAGATTAAAAACCGTGATCAATACGATTCAAGCTTCTCCGGCGAAGAATCAGCAGTTGGCTCATGGGGTGCAAAATACCCAGGAACATTAGGTAACTCGCTCAAGGTTTCAGTTTGCCCACATTCAGCTACAAGTGGGACCACTGCTTTTTCTACTTGGGCTTACGTTGATCAATTTACTGCTCAACCGGACGTCGATGAATTCCATATTGTCATCGTCGATGAAGACGGTCTCTGGACCGGTACTTCTGGAACGATTCTTGAGAAATATGAATTTGTTTCGACCGTTTCAGACGCAGTCAAGGAAGACGGTTCAACAAATTACTACAAGAACGTACTGAATAACAATTCAAAGTATGTGTGGTATCTTAAAGCTGATTCGGCCCTTATTGGTAGTTCTGCCGACGATGCAGTTGTTAATTACAGCCTTACCGGCGGTACCGATGTTACTGTTGTTGCTTCTTCAGTAAATACAGCTCTGGAACTCTTCAGAGATGCAGAAACCGTTGATGTCAACCTCCTCTTTGCAGG